ATTGCGCCGTATTCTTTGTAGATTCCAAAAACAGATCTAACGGCGTCTGTAGGGTTGTCAACATAAAGACTAGCTTCATATGACATGTTACGAGCTACGGGATCTGGGAGAATCGGGCCAAATCGCTCATTACTATACCACGGTATCTCGAAATCAAGCACGTTGCCGGATGCCTCATTGCTGACTTGACAACCATTGAAGCTATAATCGAAAATTTCATCACAATTATTAGCTCCAAACTGATTTCGGGAGTGTGGGAGATATGTCGGATCTTCCATTCGAACAAATGTGCCTCGAGAAACTGTAATAGAAGCTCTAGGCCATTGATTACCATTTCCAATCAAGGCTGGTAGGAGCTTTATACGAAAAGATCCTCGCCAACCCGCATAGCAATAAGCAACCAGCGAATGAATGGTAAATGGCCCTCTGAATACCCCAGTAGAAGAACCCGGAAATGGAACGTCAGGCATATATGGATAGGCAGTGCCAGTCCACTTTATAGAGTTGTACGTGCCTGTCTGGACATCTGTAGTGGCCACTATCGAACGCCGAAGAAAATATCGCTTCAGCAGTGTTCGAAGGCTCTTCACAGTCTCGCCACTAGTGAATGTGTTGAACGTCTTAGGTATACGATCTCCGCCTACGGGCGCGAGGTGTGCGGTTTCTTCAGCAGCGTTCTCAACTACGCCTTCCACATCGCCCACGTGGCCAGCTTGGCCTTCTAAAAGTGGAGGAGGAGGAGCCCCTTGTGGGTTATAAGTGAGGCGCTTCAACCGGTCACCATCTGGAGCCCAAAGCTCCATGTCGTCTGAACTGGTATGGCATAAAATAGTAATGCTACTGGTATCGGACCCTGATGTAACCAACGGGTTGAGGACGTAACATGTCAGCGTGCCATTATCAAACCCAGGAGTAGTGGTGGCAGGGACTCCGATTGAAAACATGTCGGGTAACCCTAGTTGCACAGCGGTTGCTATTTCGAGCGCTGGTTTGTTAGAACCCCAGCCTATAGTTATGGCAAAATCTCGCTCTTGAGCGATATCTACCACCTTCGAATAGGTGACATTTGACTCGGGAATAACTCCTTGAAAGGCGGTGTTTGGTTCCCAGACGAACAACAAGCGACCTTTATGATAACCTGAAGCCACAATTTGAAACCGATACGTCATGGAACCCCTCCAATAGTGAAAAGGGAGTGCACACATCGCGGTCGGCATCAATGCATATCCGGGCAAAGAACCTGTATAGGAATCTCTTCGATATGTCATTGGAGTGACCTTAACCGAAAAAATCGGAACATCTACCAGAGCGCCCAATGCCCAATCAAATGAGGCAAATAACGTAGGCTTGGACATAAGATATTTCATGTCCATCTCGTCAGTTGATCCGAGTCCAACGGTGCGAGGGTCAATTGTGACTTCTTGCTTGGCCGTATACCCTAATGTCATACAAGTGTCTTCCCTATCGGTGGATGCGAGATCACCTGTTTGCCACACTCGACGAGTGGCCATCAGCGATATGTCTCGTGGTCTGGAAAAACCAAACATACGGGCTATATTACCGACTGCTCCTGCTGCGATACTAGTGGCCATGGCATATGGACCTATCATGGGTGCAGAACCTAACTTTCGAGCTACGGCAGCCATGACATTAGCTGGTTTGGATATGGGTCCTTCGCCGTATTCATCACCAGCCTGTGGGAGCAATCCTCCAATATTCACCTGGGTAGGAGTGGACAATGACACATCGGTGGCCCAAGCATATATTGTAACGGTTAAACTCTGCGTCTGCCCTTGAGCGTGTCGCAATCCAACTGGACTATAAATCCACAGATTGCCAAGATTCTCAGGAGCATCTGACACCAAATCGAAATGATCGTTCGGCCAGAAGAATGGGAGAACCATTTCGCCGCCTTGTGAAGAAGTGGGATCTATCCATATATGAGGTTTCTGAGTAGCCCTGGGGATATCCAACCATGAATTGGCATTCGTACCTTCAAAGGGGTTATCAGTATACGGCGTATAGGACACAAAAGCTCTACCCCAATAAAAGGAGTTACCATTGATGATAAACTTAACGTGTAACTTAGCTCGAAAGTTTTTAAAATTATTCAATCGATTGGCCACTCGCTTATTCTGCATCCAAGTGCGCCATGGTTTGAAAGCGGGAACATCCAAGCCTTGACCGACTGCCCACGTAGAGGCGCCAATCTTAACAGGCCTGGCGAAAAACTCTGCAAGATCCTCCACCCCCTGGGAGGTGTTGGTGCGAGTCTCATCATTAATTTCACTATCAACCACACATGTGTAACTAGGATCAGCTTCCAAGAACTCTGTGATTTGCTCACGCTGCTGACTCTGTCCATAAGATTCGTAACAGAAATCGCCAGCTTGAGGCTGAAGTGTCGCGTCATCCGACGCTAACCGAATCGTGTCGGCTACGGTTGTAGGGTCCAAAATTGACTGCGTGCAAGGACCTGAGCACCATTCTTGATTTTTGTTAACATAGATTCTTTTTACAATGTGAAGTGAGTTGGACTAAACATAAACACGAAATTTTTATAGTTTTTTGTTTTTTTTCTGATTTAATCAACATCTCCGAAGAATTCTGAGCGATAGTGATACATGGGGAAAACCTTCCCCCATGCAACAACTCCAGTTAGGATGGCGATGTGGGATCGAATTTCGAGATCTCGTTCCCACGCAGGGTAGAAATTGGGAGTAACTGCCACATACGCTTCATCCACTTCTTGGTCTGTTGAGAGGAATGACGGATGAAGAAAATCCCAAATCAGAGGGATTATCTCTGGGGGGAGAGGCAAAAGCCTCTCGAGTCCCACCTCCCTACGCCTCATTCGGCGATATATCATGGGGGCGGGTGGTTGGTTGTGAATGGTTAGCGCCACAGAAGCCTCATCTACGGTAGAGTGAATATAATCCAGCTCCGCACAAAGCGAAACCCTCTGCTCTTTCCTTTCCATGATCAAATCATAGTACTCCGCATAAAGGAGATCATTGAACATACGTCCGTCGTGATCTCTTTGAGCACGATAGTCGTTGGACAAGAGCTCGGCACCACCCCATCGTCCCCGTTGACCAGATCGAAATCTGATGTCTGGCCAACTCGTGGGGGGTTCGTCCCATGCATTGTACACGGTGAATCTCTGAGCGGGGTAGTAGCACCAATTAGACAATTCTACATCAAAGTTGTGACGACCCAAAATAGTAGGGTCTTCTTTGTTGGGTTCCATTTCCCAAATGCGCTGCGCAAGGGCGTCAGCCAATGCAAAGCTGCCAATCAGGCGATAATCATGAAACCAAGATGTGATGGAACCAGGAAATGTCTTCTGGGCCCACCGACGGAACTCCACATCAATGTGGCGCATATCACTGTGGTTGCCAAATTCACAAGGGTACTCGTGACTCTCACCAAAGTAGTCATAATGCACACCTAGGAACCTCTGATTGCCGGAATGATGGCACCAGTAGTCAAAGAGTTGATAGTAATCGGTCTCATCGTCACCAGTCAATTCAAAGTGCTCCAACACACCATTGTCATCATATATCCACCCAGCAGAACCTTCCAAGGGGACTAGTTCAGCCTGGCCTTTAAGAGTGGCTTGGGCAGCAAGGTAACAGCAAGTAGTGTTGAAGTATCGATCGCGCAACTCCTCTACGGTGGGAGGATAGTAGTAGTCTTTGATCGCATAAGACTCCGAATCTCTCACATCAAGCAGAGACTGGAACATCGTCCGGTAGCGATAGTAGACCTCCTCACCATGCAAGTAAGCCTCACCAAGGGCCCCCATCATGTTCTGGGCAGTGATTTCTGCCTCACTATTGGGACACCCTTTGGGCACGCCTCTCGACATGAGCAAAGACCGATTGATAGAGTCAAGGTCAAGGGCACCAACTCTAACCTTTAACTCTGGGTGAACCAGAAACGATCGCTTGAGAAAGCTCATCTCGTCCAAAGTTTTGAACGGCTTGGTGGACACTTTCTTATCAGCCCCAGTGTACTTGACTCCAATCTTAGCCAGCTCTTCAGCCACAGAGATCATATTGAACATGGTTTCCTCAGGGGAGGTGTCAAATCCATTGTCGTCTCCATAGGTCATGAGTGCGACCATCTCGTGAAACAAGGGGATAAGCCCCAATGTCATGATTTGGCCAGATGGCAAATCTGCTGCATGCATGGAATAATATGCATAGCGCATGTAGAGCGAATTGACTAGTCCATTAATGATCACTGTCAAAGGGTGACCAGAAGGACCAGTTCCAAAGAGCTTGACGATCAAACCATCAATGTCATAGATTGGGTAGATACACTCAGTCGCAAATCCATCAAAGATCTTCAGCAGGTCTGGTGGGAATCCACTTTGGGCGAGGAGATATTTAAGAATCTCGAAGGCCGCTTTGGAAAACTCAGGTCGAATCTTTTGATCGTAAGCTGAATAATCACCGTCTCCACAGCGCTGACCACCAGATTTAGAACTGAGGACATCGGCGATGTACTCCCAGTCCTTACCAGCGGCATTGACGCCAACAGCACTCTCAAACTCTGCCGGGAAATATGTCATGGCATTAATGAGTGTGAGTGTGAGCATGCGAGAGGTGACTACCATGTCTACAGGTGCGCCAGCCACGATCCGGATCTTGCCGGCCGCAGCCTTCTCAAAAGAGATGGCCGCATCCTTGCAATGAGTCCTAAAGGTGATATTGGCTCTCTCAGCCTTGTGGAACAATGTCAGATTGTGTTCGGTCTCTGCAATAACGTCAGCCTTCTCGGGGTCAAATTGAATCTCATAATGGAAAGTAGCGTCCCCTGTGATGGGGTCAACTTCCTTCCTCACAAATCGCTTTGTATTGAGACCGAATTGCTCCTTAAGGGCATCGCACTGCTTAAAGTACTTCCACTTGGGACCCACCAAAGGGAAACTCATGGAGGTGTCTGGGTTAACAGGCTCAATGCCTTTGACCTCGACAACTCCATTTAGAGCATCATCAGGTGAGAGCGGGTGCACAAATGTCGTGAAATCAGACTCGGGGCGAAGCACTACTTCATTAAGTTTATGGATGAAGTCGTTTTTCGCAAGCTTAAGGTATCTCGGATTGACGGGCGGCAGAATTTCTGCTCCATTCTCCAAGTGCCTATGACGAGTTGGTCTGACAGCCGACTTAGGTGGTGGGGTATCTTTGACTTCCATACCCTGTTCAACCAGCTTGTCCTGAATAATTGACTTCTTCACAGACGTAGTGAAACGCGAAAGGGGCAGCTTGTGTTGCCCGAAGATTTCCATATTGAAGTCTTTATCCGGAGAAAGATAGTGAACAGGATTGAAGGTGTGAACCTCAGGATTGGTAGTGACATCTTTATTGTATATCACTTCCCTTCGTGGGGCAGATTCAGACACCAGTACATGATCAACCGGCTTAGTTTCAGTCACGCGAGGTTGGAACAAGCGAACTGCTCCAGCACGTTTTGTACCAGGAGCGCCGGCAGAATGCAACCCGATCAAGACAGGGTTGCGACCAGTGGTGAAAATCATAGACCCGCACATACCCTTGTGGTTCTCAACTTCATACTCAAAACCGTCATAAGTACCAATGTTTGCGACCGAAATGGGTCCAACTTTGGTAATCTTGCCGGTTTCTTTGTAAGCAGAAGGGGGAACGTACTCATTGGTAGGCATATTCATGATGCACTTGTGCACGTGGTAGACGAACACAGAGTCACCCGCCTTAATCTCACAAGAATCTGCCGTCTCTGGCATGTATTTGGTGAAATTGGTGACATCGCCACCAGACGGGAGGTCCAACACAACAGCATCACAGCCAAAGATTGGGCGCATGTTGCTCTCATTGACAAGTGCTCTAAATCGCTTGATACCAATCTCAGGATGGGTGCTGAATTCAACTTGATAGGTTTTATCTTTCTCAAATTGATGTCCAGTGATCAACCATTCAGTTCCCCCAATGGGGAAAGCATTGCACCATTGAGTAAGGCCTGTGGTGGTGTTATCTTTGTCATTAAACTCGTTGATGAGTACCAAATGAAGATTACGATCAATCTTAGCTTCCAATTGCGCAAGTGTCGAAGACTTAGACGCTTCTGGGTAGACAGCAGTGTTAGAGTACACGCGACGATAGGCGTCATCTCTATCAACTATCTGCCTGGGAGATCGAGCAGCAGCTTGTATCTTGGCTATCATTGCCCCCTCCTCTTCCAAAGGCTTCTCAGTCAGCAAATGGTACATCGCATAACCGGAAAGCCCTATTCCAGCAATAATTGACATCGCTTTGAGGGTTGGGGAAGCATTGAAGTTGTGTCGTGCTTGTCGCAGGCTAACAGCCCAATGAGAAATGGGCTTAGCTAGCAACTGGCGTAGACGTTCATGACAAGAAGGAATGTATTCATGGGCCAAGCCATCACCTTCAGCCGAGCAGGGATAGTGTTCAAAGTTTCTCTTACACTCTTCCACAGTGGGAATAGTCTTGTAACTCGACGTGCTAAAATCCGTCATTATATCCTCGAAAAGAGGATTATCTCGGATCTTGGCGTTCAGAGGGTCAGCTTTGGTAAAACTCTTCCATAGGCCGGTTGAGGGTTCCAGGGGCTTGGTGACATCTACTGGGACAAATTCAGCTGGCACTTCCTTATCAAGGAGTGCGCATTTTGGACATGGAAGCGTGAACGATGTGTGAGTCACGCAATGTGGTTTCAAGTGCATATCTGTCGACGAGGCAACAATTGCCTCTTGCTTCGCAAAGAACACAGGAGTCACCTCATCCAAATAGTCAACCAGGTCCATGATCGAACCTTCTTTGGTAACATAATTGGTCACAGGTGTATCGTGATGTTTTTCACTCATATTACGCTTGATACTGATAGTTCCAAAATCCAATAACCACGCATCTGGCATTGAATTGCCACTGAACTTGCTGTGCAGACCGCCATCAGGACCAGTTGCATCGGCACGGAGTTTGCACTCTACGAAACAGTCGAAACGACGCATAATGGACGCTGGGTTGACTGAAAACATGGAGGAATGCAAGTCCGCGGTGTTGCTAGTGACTACAACAATCTTGCTGCGAATGTCCATTTTGCCTTTCTTTTCGGCTTCTGGACTGAGAGCGCTGCAATGCATGTTATTGATGAACTGGATGAGGACAAAGAGGGGGTTACCTTCACACTTTTCAGGTCGGGTATTGCCCATATCGTCGAAGATCACACAAATATGCTTGGAGTTGTAATCGGACTGGTACTGATCACTACCATTAATGGTGCACATATATTCTTTGCCCTGCGGAAACTTATTCCGACGGGATATGGCATGGCACACAATGTTGGCGATGACACTTTTGCCTAGAGAAGACCCACCATAAATGTAGACGGCATAAGGTTTGACCCTAAGGCCTGCCTCGTGCCACGATGCCTGCAAATCGGCGGTGACTTTGTCTATCATAATCAGACGTTGATTAACCTCGCGAACCATCATGGGGTCGTCAAACACACGCTTCTTGAGTGTGAGGAGTGCCATGGTAGTTTTGGTGAGGTACACCAACAAGTCAGCTTCAGTAGTAATACCATATTTCTCAGTGCACGTTTTCATCAAGCCAGTAGTGGCGAGACGGGCGGCATCTAAGGAGGAACGATACAACTTATCGACTTCTTCAGTGTCTTCATCTGACAGCAAAAGCGCCATATTACCAGTGGTGATGGCGGGGATCACTGAGTCAACTAGCCAATCCAGGGTGGTGAAAAGATGGTGGAATACGGAAGGGTTCTTCTTTCGCTCAGCAGCGACATGAACAACCTTATAAAGTTCCACTGTCATTTTACCACTAACAGTTTCAGGAGCTAATCCAGTGATGATGAGAAGATTTATGAGACTGGCAACACGACGACCAAATGAACCTTGTGTGAACTTGGTCCAATTTGTCGAAAACCATCCGGTGGAACCTTCCAAATCGCCATCTTGAGATGGATAATAGGTGGTTTCATCAGAAAGAGAGTTGCCATCAGAATCTTCAGTGAGGATTTGTTCGGCCCACTTGCAAACAGTCTCAGTCAAAGAAGTGGATCCTGCCCAGCTCTTGATATAAGCTAGAACCGGCAAGACCATATCAACAAGGTTGTTGGCACGTGAAAGCTGAACGATAAGTAGAAGCAGGCCTTCCAATCTGCTGAGGAGGCACTTTAAGGTGTCATCATCTTCTTCAAATTGAACGGCTTTTTTCATCCTAGTCATCATATCCTCAATGGCGGCGAGCGTAGATGTAATGCTCGCCAAGGTTTGTTTGGCTCCAGAGATACCATCAAGGAAGCCGCCACCTTGAGCATGTAGTTCAACTAGGAGATCACAATGAGCAATGCTATCGCTATCGGTGTGATTCATCCAGTGGGAAAGAGGACGCCAAAGGTTAGTGGTGGAACGGATGCGGCAATGAGCGAACATCTGGTTCCAGGGTTTGGTAAATCTGGAGGTTCCGAGTGGAGTTAAGACTCGGTTACTTATGTTTTGGAGGGGTTTAAAGCCTCCACACCCGGGGGTAGTTACTTCCCGGTTACTTTGGTGAGATTGCGAATTCTCGTTGCCCATCTCAGAGGTGGACATAGTCCACCCCTGGCCGTTGTATCGGTTTGATCCTAAACTTGTCATTTTGGGCGCACCACGTATACGTACGTGGTCAGACGGCTATGTTAGCCTCTTGCGGGAGACTCCCCATTAACCAGGGAGACAGGCTGAATATGGGTTGTTGATTGTGGATATTCAAGGCCACGTCACTAAGAAGTATTCAAATTAACAGGATATACGCGTCGCGTATTTTCGAGTATGTTTATCTCGGCATCTGATTTCTAATCGCAATGTTTTAAAATAATAAATATTTTTGGGAACAGAAGAAATCAGCAAACGAAACGGAACGCTACGAAGATATAATACCTGGCCGCAATTGAGACGCATGTGTAGGGATGACACACGCGGTCAATCAAAAGCGTTGATAGCATGAATACGGGCTCTGTTACTTAGACATAAAATCCGCAGATAATGTGCATAGTGGTCAGCTGGGTAGACATAAGAGCATACGACTCGGGCGCGCATACTGTCATTTTACCGACTTAATAGTGAAATTATAATAATGTAAGGGAACGCAGATCTTACGGTGTGCTATTTACGCATACATATTAAAACTATCGGGTTGTTGCTAAATTAATAGGTCCTTATTTAATACCATAAAGGTTACGGACTGATCGAGGTTGCAATTCGACCTTACCGTCATTTTGGCTCGCTGGTGCAAAGTTATTGCCAGCTAGTCTAAAAATAAGGGGACTTTCAACACAAAGAAAGTGTTGGGGTAGGCTACAAAAAATAACTCAAAGAAATTGCGTGAGCATTCGAAATAGAAAATTATCGTAAACACAAAAGTGAAAGTAAACGAAGTTATTCGAAATAGAATGCAATACAAAAACTGTGGTTACAGTACTTAACCAATTAAAAGTACTTGGACTGCCATGGGTATAGACCCATGAC